TTGCCACTGGAGTCAATAGCAAGTTTAGTGCTTCCTGCTGACTGTATATCTAAAGCTCCTGACGTATCAGAAGTAAGTTTTAACCCACCGCTTGTATCTGCATTTATAATAGTTGTCATATTAAAGCCTTACAAAACCACCCAGCGGCTACCGCTAGGAATCGTTACTACTACGCCAGATTCTACCGTTATTGGCCCAACGCTCATAGCATTTTTGCCAGAAGTTATAGTGTAGTTAGTTGTTACGTCATCTGAGTTTTCTACAAACACTTGGTCTGCACCGCCGCCTGTTGCACCGCCTCCAAGGCCACCCCATGCAGAAGTGTAGCCTTCAAACTGACCTAACGTACTGTTGTACCGTATAAGCCCTGCGGCATTTGATGGTCGTTGTGCTGTTGTGCCTACTGGTACTTTGATTGCGTTAGTCGCTGAAAACGACACTTGCCCAGAACTGCTTATGGCTACCGCATCGGTATCGCTAGCAGATCCTATTGTTCCAGCATCAGCAACAACCAAAGAACCGCCAGTGATAACTCCGGTGGTTGTAATAGCTGATGAGCCATTATCTATTGCTCCAAAACCAGATGTAATACTTCCAGCGTCCAAAGCTCCAGTGGTTACGATTGAGCTAGAACCTGCAACAGGAGATGCCCCAATGTCAGACAGCACCTCTGCCGTACTTCTGCTTTCTAGTCCACTAGCAGTAAACCTTGCGTATTCGTCATCAGCTACACTAGCGCTGTCTATCTTTACTGCATTAGTGTTTGATATTCCAAAGGTCAAAGATGCTTGACCGCCTATGTCAGACAATACTTCAGCGGCAGACCTGCCTTCTATAGAAGTACCAGCAACTCTTAAAAAGTCATCGTCTGCTACGCCAGTTGTAAAAACTGGAAGGTTTCCATTACTAATTCCTGTAGATAACGTAGCTGTGGTAGTTATTGCTACACCGTTTAGAGTCATAGCATCGGCTTCTAAAGTGCCATCTATATCGGCATCGCCACTTATATCAAGGCTTCCAGCATCAAGCTCGCCTGACAAAGTAAAGTTTCTAACGCCTGTATAGTCTTTGTTGGCATCTAAGACTACCGCTTTTGATGCTATAGCTGTACCGATTGCTGTACTGCCTAAATCTAAAGCGTTTAATTCACCAACAACTGCTGTTATTCCATCAAGTGCATTTAGTTCTGCGGCGGTAGATGTGACAGCGGTACTGCCTAAAGTAAATTGACCTTCTGGAACAATAAGCCCAGCACCACCATTAAAGATAAGATCATCTGCGCTGGTATCCCATGTCATGTTTGCTGAGGCTGTATCGCCGTAGAATATGACATCGTAGCCTTGATCGTTTGCGCCTATGGTAATGGTTGCGTCAATTTGCATGGCGGCGTTGATGTCTAACGCTTGGTCAAACTTTATAGCCTCACTGCTATTTGTTGTAACAAAGGTCATATAGGCGTTAGAACCTTCTTCAAAGACTAATGATGCACCCTCGTTGTTTTTTATCTTAACTGAGCTATCCACTAAGAAGCGCAAAGCCCGATGAGCGCCAGCCGATAGCGTTAGATCGCCTGCTATATCTGCATTACTGTTTACATCTAGTGTCCCAGTTACGGCTAAGTCTTGTGAAAGTACAACGTCACCGTCTGCTTCAATCTGGATAGCGTCTGTATCAGATGCCGATCCAATATATCCAGCATCGGGTATAACGATATTGCCGCCAGTAGTCATCAAGCCCGCGCCAACATATGTACCGCTAGCGTTGATGTTTGCGTTTACGTCTAATAAAGTCGCATTTAATTCTATTTCATCGGTTGCATTTATATCTAATACAGTTGCACTAGGCGCATTTATGCTTTGTGATGCGTCATTAAACTGTAATGCCATAGTGCCGTTAAGCAATAATCCAGTGTCGTGAACGTGCGTAAGAGTAACTTCATCATTAGCACCGAATGATAATACTGCGCCGTCATGCTGTAATTCTAGGTCTTGGGTAAGCGTAACATCTCCATCAGAACCGATAGATATTGCATCTGTATCGCTTGCGCTACCTATTTGACCACCATCAGCTATTGTTAGACCACCAGTTAATGTACTGCGGTCATCTGAGGTTAAAGCCCCAACATGTAGGTTTACATAGTCATCTATTGTGACGTTACCAGCAGTCGTACCATCTTCTGTATTTGCGGCTATGGTTGCGAATTCACTAGCACTAGCGTCCCAGATAAAGCCTCTATTTGCAGTGTTAGTTGCTGATCCATTACCTCTAGTAATGATAATCCCAGAATCATACGCTGTACCCGTGTAGGCTTGTGCATATTTAACTAATGGGTCAGTAACCGTTAAGTTCGTTGTATCTACAGTTGTGGTAGCACCATTTATTGTTAGGTTGCCCGTGACCGTAACATTATCACCAAACGTAACTTCTGATGTGCCGTGTCCTATCTGTACTGCTATGCCACTGGTCTCTGTTGCGAGCTTTAATACGCCAGTTTTATTAGCCACGTAGCTATTTGTGCCGTCATGGTATATCTGTAGGTCAGTTCCAGCCCCTAGCTTAATCTCGTCGCTGTCACCGAGTTCTAAGTGACTACCTAGTGTGGCAACCCCAGTAACCCCTAAAGTACCAGTAACAGCCAAGTCCTGCGACATCACAATATCGCCATCTGCTTCTATTTGTATGGCATCTGTGTCTGATGCTGACCCTATATACCCTGCGTCTGGAATGATGACGTTGCCACCAGTGGTCATTGTGCCACCACCAACATATGTACCAGAGACATCTAAGTTTGCATTTATATCTGCTAAAGTAGCGTTAATCTCTACTTCATCAGTTGCATTGATGTCTAAAGTGGTGGCGTTTGGCGCTTGTATGTACTGGCTAGCGTCATTAAATTGCAACTGCATCGTGCTATTCAGTAGTAGCCCTGTATCGGCTACATGGGTAAGCGTTACTTCTTGGTCATTTCCAAAGTTGACAACCGCGCCATCAGCTAAATAAAGGTCAGAAAACTCTAGGGCTGACGTACCTAAAGATGCGCCATCGCTAGCATCTGGTACAAAAGCTGTGGTCGCTGTAATAATTGTAGTTGTTAGCGTGCCAGTTCCAGCGTTGTAAAGTAATGCGCCATCTGTTTTCGGTGCTAGGTCGCCTGTTGCTGACTCAAAAAGTGCAACAAATGACGTAGTATCTGTGGTATCTGCTACAGTAATCGTAGCTGGAACAATTGCGGCTGAACCATTAAAAGATACGCCACCTATAGTTCTTGCTGTCTCCAGCGTGGTAGCTGTACTGGCATTGCCTGTTAAAGCACCTGTAAATCCCGCACTAGTAAGCATACCGCTAGATGGGTTGTAGTTTAAGCCTGTATCTGTCTCTGCGCCCTGTGCGCCTGTTGCTCCATCAACAAATACTGGATACACCGTTTCATCGGTACTGTTGTTTGCGCTGACCGTGATTGTTGTTGCTTGTGTGGATAAAGCGACTGCAATATCGCTAGTACCATCAAAAGAAGTACCCCCAATAGTCCGAGCAGTTGCTAGCGCGGTCGCTGTAGCAGAAAGGGCTACTGCTATATCTGCTGTACCATCAAAGCTAGTGCCGCCAATAGTTCTCGCGGTTTCTAATGCCGTGGCTGTTGCAGCATTACCTGTCGTATCTTGGTTGAGCGTGCCAACTACAAAATCTATTGTGCCGTCATCATCTTGGTAGGTAACAGTTATACCTGTTTGGGTATTGCTGGTAGTCATTGCGCCTACAATATCTTGCACACGCTCTGCATTTACCGTTACTGCACCACTGCTTACAGTGAAGTCAGTGCTGTTAAATGACGCTATTCCTTTATTGCTAGAAGTTGCATCTTCCGCGCTGATTGTGACTGCGGCGGTTTCTGACCCACTGCCTGAGACATCTATGCCTTCACCAGCCGCTATCGTAGCAACATAATTTCCTGTGGTATCTGTTCCAAGTGCTACAGAGTTTGCCGCTATGGTTGCCGCAAAAGAAACATCACCAAGATTAGTTACAGTACCAGAGCCAGTAACATCGCCTGTTAGCGTAATGTCAAAGTCATCTACGTTAAGGTCAATCGTACCATCTGCATCTTGATACGTTACTGCAATACCGCTTTCAGTATTGCTAGTAAACATAGCCCCTACTAGGTCTTGTATGTCCTCAGTGGTTATAGATATAGTGACACCATTGCCAGATGCGGTTGATGTGATACCTGTACCGCCCAATATACTCAGCGTTTCTGAATCTAGGTCTATAGCGATAGTTGTACTACCATCAGTCAAATCAAGGTCTTGCGCCGTTACCTGAGCATCTACATAAGCCTTGATAGATTGCTGTGTAGCAAGTTTAACCGCGCTGTCGCTCGCTAGGTTATCTTCATCTAGGACACCAGTGACCGTAGCACCGCCAGCGGTAAATTGTAGGTTATACAGCTTTGCTGTAAGCGATTGCGCTCTAGTGCTAGCTGAGTCTACCCATTGCGTATTAGTTAAGTCATATATGGCTATGCCGCCGTTTGAACCAACTAACTCTAGTCCTTGTGTGCCAACCGTGACAACAGAAATATTAGAGGAATCTGTGACAGTAATTGTGTTTATGCCACTGCCGCCTGTAACTGTTATGCTATTTGTACTCATCTTGCTATATTACGCCTGACAGAATATGTGCCTTCTAAAATTCTGTAAATGTTTGACCCTGCTACCAATTCTAGGTCATACACGCCATCACCTGCCGTAAGGTTTGCGGTATCTGCGGCTGTAATTGTAAGTGTAACTGTTCCTGCCGCACCACCTAGCGAGATACGACTATTGTCTGTAGTGAGTGTTGCTATTACTGTTGACGATTCTGGGTTTTCACGCAAATCCATTTCTGCGCTACTGTAACCTGTTAGATTGATGACCGAGCCAGCAGAATCTTTGAGTGTCAATACTTGGCTGAAAGTCGCGCCCTGTTCTATAACGAAATGATGATAACCTGCACTCATGCTAATTATTCCTAAAAGTTACATGGTGTCTACCATAAAGCGCGTCTGCGTCACATCATCTTAGCATCAAATTTATTAAGATGCTTTTTTCTTGGCTCTTTTTTTGCGTGTTTTTTTAACTGGTTCTGCTTTCTCTACATCGCTAGTTGATTCTGTTTTGGTTTCTACAGCCCAACCGTTTGCAACAAAACCTTCCATCACAGACTTTTGCCATTCTTCATTGGCTTCTACTTGCTCATCTGCTAGGTATGTTCTCTGTTCAGTACCATCAGCATTTGCTTTGCCAGCTTTCGGTACAATTATTTTATAGCCCATTTTACTATCCCTAAGTTAAAAGAAAGGGAGCTTGCGCCCCCTCTCTATACTAACTATACGTTATGAGTAGCGTTAGCGTTACTGCTTGATGAACGTGCAAGTCCTTTAAGGACAAGTACGCTTATCGGAGTACCGTTGCTGTGCGTACCAGTTTTGGCAATTACAGCTCGGATATATCGCTTTCCACCAACATAACCAATCCACCATGTACCACCTACGGTATCTGGGTTTCCGTCACTAGAACCAGCAGTTCCAGTACCGTCCAGAATCAAGAACACGCCATCAGCGGCTATAGTGCCGTCAATGATGTCTGCTTGAGCGCAGTCAGTAAAAGTTGAATTGTCGTCAGAGTGTTCCAAAGATATTTGGAAATTTAAGTTCGCCGCTAAAGTATCACCTTCTGCGCCAACAGATACCACAACCATAGCCGCTTCGTAACCCTGTAAATCTACACCAGTTCCGTTTGCGGCGGCTGTCTTAGTCGCATTGATAATACTATTAACTGGAACGATATTGTTAGATAAATCTCTCATATATCACCCCTTAAGTTGAACATTTTTGTTTGACAATGGCTTCAGCTTGTACAACCTGTCCACCAACTCTACGTCTAGCAACGTATCTTACGTTACCAGTAGTAGCTTGTGTGAATGGGTCACGGCTAACTGCCATCTGTATCCGATCTACAATCATGTAGGCTCGGTTAAAGTCACCAAATGCTACTGGAAAGGTATTGCTACCTTCGCTTGGCATGTCAGTTGCTTCAACAAACGGATACCCCAAAATAGTGCTAGTTGCGCCACCTTGCAGACTAAAACCTGCTTGGAAAACGTACTGCCCTGCTGTGTCTTTTAGCTTACGGATTGAAGCTAGAGTAGCCCTGTTAAAAACAAATGTACCGTTTTTAGCATACTCTGACTTAACCTCACCAGTAAGGCTTATCAATCCATCAGCTGTAATAGCTGACGCACTACCAGAGACAACCTCGCCAACGTCACCATTTGACATAAAGCCAAAAGGCTGTCCAACGCCATTGCCAGAAACGTGAGCTGCACCTTCTGCTTTTGCAAATTGCTCTGCAAATTCCAGTTGCATTTCTGCTTCTAAATCAAATACAGAATCTTCTAAATCCTGCTCTGAAATATCCACGAGTGCGTACTGTTCGTGCGCTGGTATTTCTTCCAAGCCTACGGTGTAACCAGTAGTTTCTGAACGTGTACCCGACTCTGCTACCCATTGGGCGGCGAATTGAGTTGCACGTTTAGGTACTTGTATTGACCGTTGCGCTGTGGTTCTTACTCTAGCGATTGAACGAATAGGTGAGATTTCAGTTACAGTTTTTAGTAACTCTCTCATATATTCTGGTGGTGCTAAATATCCACCTGTAGTGTCATTAGAAACAGTAAGTGCCTTTAATTCATTTGGCTCTAACGCTTCCTTACCTTCGCGCATACACTTATCAAATACTTTGACGTATTCGTCAACGGACTTGTTGTCTACGCCAGAAGCGGGTCGTGAGAGTGCAGTTTCTAGGCTAGCTAGTTTTTCTCCCTGCGCGTCCACCGCCGCTTTCTGTTGCTTATAGTTCTGCTCAATATCAGCGCATCGGTCTAAATCTTTTTCAATCTTACCGAGCTTTTCTTCTATTTCAGCAGTACCTTCGCTTTTCTCAATTCTCTCAAGGCGTTCATCATTTGCACTCTTAAATTCTGTGAATGCGCTATTGAGATCGCCTATGAGTTGCTTTATATCATCAGACATAATGCTATCCTCAAGTTGTTAAAGTACGGGTTAAGTTTTTTATTGCATCTGCAATATCAGACCCATCGGCAGATTCGTTAGGCATCTCGCCTACTTCCTTAGCTTCAAAAGATTGATGGACAGCTTTTGCCGCCACTTTTGACTCGGAACGTGAAAGATTGAAAGCATCTCGCAATCCATTTTCCCATTCTCTAATGGTTATCTTCTCTGCCTTTACCGATAAAACCGTAGCTTTCGGGTTCATTGGAAAAGTAACAAGGGAGATCTCCATCAAATCTACTTCACCGATCATGCGCTTTTTAGTGCGCTTGTCGTATGAAATCTCGTCTGGGTTTGCCCTAAAGCCAATAGACATTCCGTCTAAAGCACCCATTTTCAGTAATTCGTAAGCGTCACGCCCTGCGGTAGACTTTAAAGCTAACCTACCTTTTACATACAGACCGTGTTGATCTTCTTTGATTGAGTCAAATACACCGATAGGCATATCTGATTTGTGCTGGTATAAGAGTTTAACGCCACGCTTACCACGTTTTTTAAGACTCTTGCGAAATGCGCCAGTTTGTATAACGTCATTTCCTAGGTCGGTATTGTTGAATACAGAAGCGTATCCCTCAAACTCCCCATATTCTTCATCGTCATCAGAGTCATCTAGTTTTAGCTGGCTCTTAAATTCTAAATATTGCGGCTCTAAATCTTCTACCGCTATATCTTCTATGTATTCTTTTACGTCATTCTGGCTAGAATCTTCGTCTTGAATTGACTCGTTAGTCACGACAGCATCAACCACGTTGTCCGTCATATCGCTATCCTTATATCAAACACAATATACTGTAGCAGACTTTTTATCATACTACACTATATAGTGCCAAGGATTTTTTATATTATTTTATCGTAAATACTCTCGCTTATAATATTTACTTCATCATCTTCTGTCGTTACATCGCAATCCCATTCTATTTTATCTTCAATTCTATAGGATTGTGTGCTACTTAATTCTTCAAGCACTGTCGCAACTCTGCGATCTAACCATGAACGAATGACCTTGTAGTCCTCATCTGTTGCGTCTGTCCAGTTCTGCCGATTTCCCATAGCGGCTAACCTGTCTAGCGCAACGCCTAGATTATCCATTCTTCTTTGAGCCGTTACCCTGAACGCATGTTTTTTTATATTTGCCACTGCAATTCACCTCAAGTTAGAAAGGGGCTTGCGCCCCTTGTTAAGAATTTTAAATTACTTCGTAGTTAGTTACTCTTGCCACTAACTTTGCCATTTCCACACAATCGTTATGGCTAGTAAAAGCACGAGTTGAGTAAGGTGAGCTAAAACATTCGTAGGTTCGCATGTCAGACAAGTCACCGCCTTTTTCGTTTTCTGACACAACCATAACATCGCAGGGTACAGTGCTTTTGATAAACCCGTCTTTATCTACATGAAGGGTAATACCTTTAGCTTCACAATCATCTGCCCAGTTAGTCACTACTAGTCCCTCGCTAGTTAAGTCGTATGGGTGGATTGTATTTGCGTATGCGTAGTTGCAAGCCTCTAGGTCTGTCATTCCTGTTACCTTTACCGTAGCAACATGTACTGCCTGTTCTAGCGCTGGTACAGTGCCATCTACCCACTCGTCACAATTACCTATGTTTCGGTCAATGTGCATAACTTTTACATATTTAGTGTTTGTCATTTTATTTCCTTGCGGTTCAATTTATTTAATGTTCGTAAAATGTATATTATGTTTATTATAAAGTCAACTTTATTTTTAAATAAATATTAAATATTTTTTTGCATTAAGTG